AGATAAAAAAGCATTTGGTCAAACTCTGGTTCGTACTCTTTCATCACATCCATGAGCTGATAGTTCATGAATTCTTTCACACGTTCTGCTTGGTCATTCTTTTGTGGACTTGGCATTCCGATTATTCTTGTTCTTACAGGACCATCTGCAGGTAGTAATTCTTTATACGCTAATGCTTGAAACTGTGTAACAGCTTCAGCTAACACTGGGTGTGTGGCACCACTTGCGCCTTGGAAAGGTTGTGAAGGTGTTTCGTATTTAAATCCTAAAAGATCTAAACCTTTTGCATAACTATCTTCCCAATCTTTTCTTGATGCTTTGTACTCTTGATAGTTTTGCACTAACTCAGATCCAAGAGGATTTAAAACTTCTTCTGGTAATAATTCTGCTAGGTTATCAAAATGACTTTCACCTTGTTCTTGGTTGAAGGCACCTGGTTCAAAATCAATTTCAGCACCACCATCTTCTAACTCTGTAATCTCCGTGTCACTAGGATCAGGTAAAGTTTCTTTAACTTTTATTTCTTCTTCAACCTGTTCAGCTACGGGTGGTATTTCTACTTTTGTTTTTGTGTTCGGTAAACTTTTGTCTATTGCCATGCTTTTTCTCCAATCTTACATCTTTAACAGTATTATATTCAATATTCAACCCTTGTGGTGTGGGACCACTTTCAGGAGGTATTGTTGTTGTCAACTTTTTAGGCTTTTTGTATTTACTAGGGTGTTTAAATGTAAATGTCATTACCAATAATATTTGTAGTTTTTTCTAGGTAAAGGCTCTTCTTTATAGTCATCTGGATGCATAATCAAGCCTCCATCTCTAAATCTCATCACTGCTTGTGTAGTGCTATCAACTAAATCGTCATGATCCCCATACGGAAAAGCAGCACATTCTTCTATAACTTCTTGGGCAAATTCTCTGGCTTTTGGTGCGTATATCTTACCAGACTCAAAGAGTGGGGCTACAGAGTTTACTCTTGCATGTTTATCGTTACCACGACTAGGAGTAAAATCTGCAACAGGTATACCCATACGACGTAACTCAAATATTAAAGGCAGCCCTGCAGCCTTTGCCTCCACTAAAACTGTTTCAGGTTTCCAATACATGTATTGATCGTATGCTATTCGTTTTAGTTCAGGAAACTCATACCGCCCTTTGATTGCATCTATTAGCATTAAACATTGTGGTGAGTCTTCATTCTCTCTAAACACGCCCCATGTTGTAATAGCAGAATAATCCGCAGTTTGTTTTTTAAGAAATGCAGTATCGTAAGATTGTATAACATGTTCGAGTATTGGCATCTCCTCGCTTTCCCAATCCATCCACCACTCTCGTTTAATCAAAGCTCCTTCGTCGGAGGTTGGGTTTTGCATGTACTGTGCATTCCATTTATTTACTCCAGCGGATGCTTTTACAGCTTCAAGGTCCTCGAGCTTCCAATATTGAGGCCACATAGGTTCACCACTTGGCATGATCGCAGGGAACTCTATTACCTCCCATTGATCTGCTTTTTCTTCTTTCTGTGAGTTTAGTAACATCTGCGTTAAATCTTTTTTACTCCATCTTGTCATGACAAGAATAATTCTACCGCCTGGTTGTAAACGTTGTCTTGGTCCTGAAGTATACCACTCGTATGTTTTTTCAAATGCGTTGGGTGAGTTTATATCTTGCTCTGAGTGTGGATCATCGATGATGAGAAGATCAGCACCTCTCCCGGTTACCGCACCTTGAACACCGACTGCGAAATACTCACCACCCTTTGATGTATTCCATCTTCCTGCAGCCTTTGAGTCTTCTTGTAATCTTGTTGTAAAAAGTTTTTGATAAGGTTCACTATCAATTAAATTTTTTGTTTTACGACCAAAGTTTACTGCTAGCTCTGCTGTGTGAGTTGCTTGAATTATTTTAAGCTCTGGATAATTACCTATCATCCATGCAGGTAGAAAGTAAGATGCAAACTCAGACTTTGTATGTCTTGGTGGCATATTGATAATTAATCTAGTCAGTTCACCACTAGCTATTTTATTAAATTTTTCTGATACTTCTTTGTGATGTTTACCTTCAATAAACTGTGGCCACATTCTTTTAACAAAGGTTAAAAAATCTTCTCTAGCAGCTGTAGCTTTTTGGTTTTCATAACCAGCTATTATGTTCTGTTTTAATCTTTCTCTTTCCTGAACATCAGGAATTTTATTGATCGTTTCTAAAGTTAGTTTCATATGGAACCGGAAAGTATTTTATAGGATAAATTATTCAAATCAAGCAATATAAGGGTATATGCTAGGATCCCTTTTGCACAAACGCGAATCGACAAAAATAAAAAATCCAAAAAACCAAAACGGTCTGGTACCTCTATGGGGGGGAGAGATTAGGGTGGGCCCCGCCCACATGCTCTTCTCTATACAATTTTAAGTTGTATGCAGTTTGTGCATAGGGTGTTAGCCAGGGTGCGGCGGTATGTCCTACAATATCCTATAGAAAAAATAAACCAAAAATATAAACTATTTTTTAGAAAGGAAATAAAAATATGACTAAATCAAAAGAAACACTCAAAGCGTTTGTTGGTGAGGTTATCAATGAGATGATACACAACAACGACAATTGGGTAAAAATGTTTGGTGATGAAAATTTATTACCAGCAACTAACGCGGTCACAAAAAATAGATACAAAGGTATCAACTATTTTATGTTGGCTGCTACGACTAGAGACAAAGGCTATAAACAAAATGTTTGGGCTACTTATAAACAATGGGCAACAGTTGGCGCTCAAGTTGCTAAGGGCTCAGAGTCTACAACGATTATTTTTTATAAGCCGCCAATGTACAAAGACAAAAAAACTGGCAACATAATTACAGGTCGAGTTAATTATTCAGATCATGAAAAAGTAACTGGTCCAATAATGAGCGCGGCGAGCGTGTTCAATGTTGCTCAAGTTGATTTGTCTAATTCAAGTTACAAAGTAGAAGAGAAAACAAATACTCAATACTCAGTAGCTAACATTGACAAGTTTGTAAAAAATACTGGCGTTAAAATTATTTTTGACGATGAGACTAGTTGTTACTATCAAGAGTCAAAAGACTTGATCAACATGACGCCAAAAGCAAAATTTCATGACACTAAAGACGCGGATGCAACGCAGCATTACTACGCGACTCTATTTCATGAATTGACTCACGCGACTAAACATAAGTCTAGATTAGATAGAAAAGCGCAGTTTGAGGACGACGCTCAAAAATCTTACGCTTATGAGGAATTAGTAGCTGAGTTGGGTTCAGTTCTACTGTCACAACATTTTAATCAGACTAAGACAGTTAGAGAGAACCACGCTCAATACTTAAACAGTTGGATAAAAGCGTTACAAAAAGATTTTACTTTTTTGACTAGCGCCGCTCAAAAAGCATCAGCAGCTGTTGAGTATTATTTAAATCAACAATCAAAACAAAGGGCAGCGTAAGCTGCCCAGAAGGGACGACAATGGACAAAGCAGTATTTATTAAAAAAATAAATAAAGCAAAAGAGCGAATGTATCAAATGCATGAGGTAGCAACAGGTACATCTTATGAAGGTAAAGACGAAAGCGCATCTATAAAACTCAATTTTGATGAGCAGTTAATTAGTTGGGCTTTGTTAAATATGCCAAATAAAAAGTTTAATGAAATAGTTAAAAAAATAAAAAAACAGAAAGAGGAAAATTATGGATCCAAATGAGGTCGGAATAACTATAGCTATAGGAATAGTTATAGTTGTTGGAGTTGCGGCTTGCACACTTGCAATTTTATTCAGTATTGGTGCTATCTAAATAGAAACACGGGCCATGAACAATGGCCCGTGTTTTTTTATTTTTTTTAAAAAAAGGGTGGGCCCCGCCCACATGCTCTTCTCTAGCTGGTGTTGCCTTTCGGCAACACCATTGCTTTTTTACAACTATGCAGATTTCTCTACATCGACAAAGGACTTGTAAAAAACTTGTTGAATTTTATATTGAGTATGTTTCCAAGCAAATCTTGGAGTCATTCGCTCAATCGTGTCCTTTGCATCGATGTATTTTTTAGCATTTACCATAAGGTCAAAACTTTCAACAACATCAATTTCTGTTTTGCCGTTGTCTTTGTCTTCACTTATTCTCAATACTAAAAAAGTAGAATGTGTATTTTCCATCATAATTATTCCTCCTTTCATATTGACAATATAGGATTTCCTGTTAATAATGTCAAGTAGAAAGGACAAATAAATATGAAAAAAAAAATAACTATAATCTTTGGCACAGAAGCTGTGAAAGGAATAGACCCCGTTGAAGAGGGACTTAATAAAAAAACATATGAGTTTGAAACTCAAACTGAATTAAACGCTTTTTTAAAAGGTGTTGATGAGGGCAATGGGTGGTTAGAGTATGAGGTGAAGCTATGAAAATAAATAACTTAATAAAAAAATTAAATGAGGAGAATGCTCCTCCAGATGGTTGGAAAGACGAAGATAAAGTTCGTATTGAATGCCGTGCCAAGAAATGTAGCAGCACTCTCAGACCTGATTGGACATCGAAGCTTGATCCAAGATATTGTTTAGATTGTATGCCGTGGTAGATATTAGTAAGCGCTGATCCTAGATCAGCGCTTATTTTTTTAGGGTGGGCCCCGCCCACATGCTCTTCCCTCCTAAGTTGTATATTGTGTAGGGGTGCGACGATCTGTCATGTAGGAGATTCTAGTAACTTATGTTATAGTGTATTTGTCTTTGGGACAGCAATACCGTCACCAAGTTCGCGGAGTACCTTAGCGGGGAAACACCGATTGTAGTAAGGGACGCGGTTCCAAAGGCGGCCAAACCCTAGGCAAAGGTAGGGCAACAAGAAGGAGTTATAATAATTATGAAAAAAGATTATTATAAATATCTTGATTGGAAGACGCTTAAGAAGCTGGTTGCAAAAGCCAAGCAACACGGCATGCGTGGACATACAGTAAATGTGTCTGGGCTAGGTGCTGATAAGTTGTATCCAATCGCTCTTGCAGTCCCGCATAATGATGGTGCAGAAATGCGTTGTCAGGTTGTGATGGAAGACGGGTCTAGTTTCTTTCTAGATGTGCTTTCAAAGGACTACGGTAAGCTGAAGTCAATCGGCATACCTGTTTAATTAAACAGAAGCCATGGGCGAGTGATCGCCCATGGCAAACATAAAATAGAATGGAGAAATATGAAAAAATATAAAATACAATACACTGGTGAAGTTGGAATGTCAGTGGAAATTGAAGCTAACTCAAAAGAGGAAGCTGAAAAGTTGTTTGGAAAGAATGAACATTATGAACAGGGATATCACCCTGAGCAAACAATAATGGAAAATCTAAACATAAATACGATCGAAGAAATAAAATAGGATGTAGGGGCGAGCAATCGCCCCTGCTGATCCCTGGTCCATAGAGCGTACATTCTAGATTTACTGGCTATGGACCTGGGATCAGTAATGTGGATACACCGCCAGCATATACGCGTGGGCTCGTGTATCATAAATCGTTGCTGGTCAAGAAACTTGCTGTGAGAAGGGCTCTGGGATCATCCTGTAAGCAGCGAGCCTCGCCTCAATCAATTTATAGTAAACAAGCCCCCCTCCCCCCGGGTGGGCCCCGCCCACATGCTCTTCTCTCGGTGCGTCAGTATGTCCTATTTTATCCTATAAATAATAGTGTAGGATAATCCTATAACTAATAACAAAAGGAGTAGTTATGAAACCAATAAGAAGCAACGAGCTTGAATTCTTTAAAGAGTTAATTAGAGACAAGTTCAACGACAAAGAAAAGGCAGTAAGTTCAGAAATCCACATGGAAGCTGATAAGCTGTCTCAAAAAAACAAAGCGTCATTCCCTAAGGCATGTGGCGTGGATAAGGAGTTGAAGGTACTTAAAAAAGCAAATGATGAGTATTTAAACTTCATAAGGTCTAAATCAATGGTAGAAGCAAAACTATTGCAGAAGGTCAATGATATTGCAGAAGGTATTAGCAATAAATTAAACAGATTGGCCAAGACTAGACAATGGAACGAGCACTTTGATAACTTCAGCCCTAAGGAAGATGGCGTTGAATACTTTACCAATAAGCTCGATGATATATGCTTTCAAGAAGCAGAAGAGCATATCAAGAAGGGTCATAAGATATATAACGCCCTTCAAGAGAAGCGTGATAATTGTAGAGTTATCATTCATACTGGTGGCGACATTAACAGTACAGTTAAGACGCTTCAAAAAGAAATGGCCACCGCAGATATACGACTAGCCATTCCTAACAACTTACTTCAAATAGCTTCAAACTAAACGACCAATGGCCCTCGCAAGAGGGCCATTCTTTTTTTGTTTTTTATTTTTTTTGGTGGGCCCCGCCCACAAGCACAACTCACAAGCAACAGGGAGGGCCCCGCCCACAAGCACAACCCACAGGCAGCAGGCGTGAGGTGCGACACTATTATCCTTTTTATTATAGGATATTATGGTAATGTTTCCCTGCGCCCTCATTTGTAGATTTATCGGCGCCATAAACTATAAATCTTCAGTGTTCGATTGTGGGGTTGTACTACACTTAAAATTGGGAAACCCTCGGGACTGACCCTGTATCACACCGCGCTCCTTGCGCCGTCTTTACAGGGTGCTGATCCCTGGTCGGTGAGATTGTTATGCCATGGCCGCGCAAGTGTCTTTTTCCACCGACCTGGGATCAGTGCGATAAAGGAACCTGGATAAGTAGCGTTTAGCGAACCGCGCCAGGGCTGGTCTGGGATTAGTTAAGTTGCGTGAAAAATTATATCGCGGAACCAGGATAACACGAGGATGCGAAAGCTACCCGAACTTGCCCTGGACTAATCCCTATTTTAAATTTTCAAGGAACAAGCAACATGCGGAAAGGCCACAAGCCACAGGCGTAGGCATAGGGAGGGCCCCGCCCACAAGCGCTCGCACCGCGGTCCCTTCATAAAGTTTTATGGCCAAAGGATCAGGGGCCTTTGGCAGGTATTTTACCATGATGAAACTGTTCTTCGGATGTCTAATATGGAACGATATTTGGTGTGGTGATAGCCTCGAAAACTTACTCAAACTTACTTTTAATTCAACAGTAAAAAATTTATTATATTTGTTGTATCCCAACAGATCTGGCGTGCCATGAGCAGCAGAATTCTCAAGCCTAGTCCAGCTTATTTCACATTTATGTTCTCTGATTTGCTTCCAAAATTTAGACTCATTCTTCTGCATTTTTTAGAGTAATTTTCAGAGTAAGTGTGGTTTAAAATTAGTCACCAATCTTCTTCAAAACTTTACCCATATTCCAGGATTCAGCCTTGACCGTAAACACTAATCTATGGCTCTCACGATGACCTATAATTTTATTCTCTAGCAATTGCAAAGAAGTCACATCATAAAATTTACCGTCGGGTAAACATACTTGTACCCTGGCATTTTGTGCAGAGGGTGACACCATCATCTTATCCAATACTTGACTTAATAACTTTCCATTCATTCTTACTTGCAATATATCCTATATTTTATATATTTCAACCATGGGAGTACCAAAAAGATTAACAGAAAAACAATTAAAGTTTGCCAATCTAATCATAGCTAACGAAGGTAGAAAGACAGCGACTGAGTGTGCAGTCTTAGCTGGTTATGATGAAGAGTCTGCTTATGTTAGAGCTTCAGAGCTACAAAACCCTAAGAAGTATCCGCTCGTTGTGGAGTATATTGGTAAGAGAAGATCTGAAATGTTGAAGAAGTATGACATAAGTTTTGATGGACACATGGTGGAGTTAGGTAAACTTAGAGATGAGTTTAGGGAAAACAAAGCCTGGACCGCAGCAGGTAATATGGAAGTTTCACGTGGAAAAGCTGCTGGATATTACAACAACCAACAGATACACTTACATAAACACGAGGGATCTTCACAAGAAGAGATAGATGCAAAAGTTGTGGAAGCTTTGAAACACTATCAACCAATCATAGACAAAGATGCGGAGGTAATTACAGACGAGTTATCTTCTTTACCCAAGAACGAGGAATCATCGTCCGATCACCAAAAGTAATTCCGTCATCATCCTTATCATAACTTGCAAACATTTTAATTGACGTCTTATCTTTGGAATACAACCAACCTTCATTCACAGGCATAGCTAACTTCATCTTATCGAATTCTTTATCGGTAGCCCAGCCACTATCAGATACACAATCAACCCATTCAACTCGCACCTTTGGATAAGGTATATCTGTGGTTGTCTCTGTGATCATGGCTTTTCTTCTTTTCCTAGGCATACTTCGATATACCACCGTATAGAACTTTTCTCTAGGGACATTTTTACAAAAAATATTTTTCCATACGCGCGCCCCGGAAAAATTGTAACATTTGAAAAGTCAATAAATATGCGCATTGTAACACGTGTAACATGGTGATGTTACAATCTTATCTTAAATAAGTAGCCTATATCAATGCTTATTTAACATTGTAACATATATAGAGCTGTAACATGGTTTTGAAAATAAAAATTTATTTTTTTATTCCTAGAGAAAAGGTCTATACAGACTTTTGAGAGTGGTATTGCCCTACTTTGGACAACCATTTATACATATATTGCCTAAATTCCTCATCAGATACCTCAAATTTTTGAAAGTATCCATCTTTGCTGCACATTAGAATCACTCCAGATTGTATTCTAGTATGATATATATGGTTGTGAGCCATGGCATAGGCAGCCAATTGAACAAAATAATCTTCTACCCACTCCCTACGTTTAGGCTTGTTTGTTTGCTTGAAATCTATTATGCTTTCGCGTCCATTATAAACACCCACTACATCTGTCTGACCTGCATATAAATCTGGATACCATACTGTGACCTCAGACCCCCATATTTCGTCCAGAGAGCCCTTTATACCGTCATCAATTACCTTTTGGGCCATAGAGGTAGCCTCTTGCCCTATATCCGTTAAATCAGCGTGGTTTTGGCCCAGCAAATAGCGTTCTAAAAGGGTATGCATGGCTGTTCCACGGGCAGCTGCTTGGTCCATGATCCTTGTTGCTTCGGTATCACCTACTTTAGCACGCCAATTGGCTAGTGAATCTTGCTTCTCTTTTGATTGAGTTTGTGATATTATAGTTGTTACAGATGGTAACTTTTGATTATCTACTGCGTAGTGTCTTTGACCCATGACTAATTCTCTTTGACTCTTTGGGTAAGAGAATTGTTTATTCCATTTAAGAGTCCAGGTATTTTTATTATATTCTTCTATATCTTTATCTTCCATCATTTCATTCTCTGTCGTTTAAGTTTATAATTAGCTATATCAATTACTTTAGCTTTTATTTTTTCTCTTCCAAGATCAGAATAATGTTTAATAATTTTATTTATCTGTTCTAATTTTACATGAGCGTAGGGTTGTAATAATAAACAAACATAATACGCATCACGAAGTTGACATCTCCAACGCCATTGTTTTTTCCAACCAACAGTATACGGAGTTTTATATTTCTTCTCCGTAACAGTTCCAACACCTAGTAAGTCATGCACCAATAATAATACAGACTTATCGGTCATTGCTATCTCCATTCTAACCGACCATGTAGGGTAGGGTTTTTTGTTATGCGGGCGTTGACGCATATATTGTTTGTATTGAATATGGCCTTCACCATCAAATAAACCTGCTATGTAAGCAGCATTAACATCACTGATCATTATAGAATTCTTTCAAGATGATTAATTTTTCTTCGGCGTTAGCAATCTTTTCAATTAACTTATCTACTTCATCAACGTGTTGCGGGTGTTCACCTATGCCAACACTATTCTCAAAATAAATTTTTATAGTTGCATCAGCTTCAGATATCTGTGCGTTGTATTTATCTTCTAAAGCTTTTAACAATGCAGATCTCACACTCATTTTTCACCTGTCATCCAATATTTAATACGATCCACCCTAACTTTTACAGAACGCATATGGTCCTCTAGTTCTTTAATTCTTTTACCTGCTCTTCTACACGCATCCTGTAAAATTTTTTTCTGTTTTTCTAACTGTTCAATTTTGTAAGTTAGATCCAGAGGTCCCCGATCCTCCATCATAGTCTACTTCTCCCTGGTTGTTGCAAAATTCACAGTCGGCCCATTGCTCCTCCTTTGTTAAGGAGTATGGCACTCTTACGAAGCCATTACCTCTACACACGGTACAGATTTTTTTACCGTCTTCTTTACCGTCAAGAGTTGCCATTTTTTGCCTTAGATATTTTACCGTTCATCTTTGAAATTTTTTCATTAACTAAGATATTAATAGTTTGAGCACGGGATAGTGTAGTGTTTGGCACTATAACCTTTCTCAATTTATCTACCTTAGAATATGTGTCCAAAGCTAGTGATACGTTTTTGTATTTGCTAAAGTCTGTCATTTGTTATAACCTTTCTATTTTCTTCATAATATAGGATATCCTATTATAATTACAAGGGAGTGTCAATGAAGTTTATTTTAGCAATATTAATTTGTTCTCAGGTTGGAGGGACCTGCCTAGATCCGTACAGAGTTGCTGAAAAATTTGATGATGGTTATGATTGCATGGTGGAGGGTTATCAAATGTCATTAGAAAAAATAGAAGAGATAGGACGTGATGATGTCAATAAACATAACATCTATATAAAGTTTGGCTGCTATCCAGAAAAAGTTTATGAAAAAGGTAAACTAACTGCGTATCAATTCCACATACAACCATAAAAATCACCACTACCATCGTTCATTACATGAGCGTTGATAGGGTAATCAGCATAGGTTGTAAGCTTCAACCTTAGAATATCACAAAGATCAAATAAATTTATCTCAGTAACATACAACTTCATATCCAGTAACATTTGTTTTGTTACTGGAATGAGTTGATATACTCCGTCGTTTAGGATTATCAATTCCATTATTCGTCTTTAAGAAACGGATTTTTTTTATTATCTAAATATTGTCTAAGCAAAGCTTTGATTAACTTTGTTTTAACAATTCCACGATCTTCACAATACTGATCTAATTCATCTTTAAGTTTTTTACCTAAACATAAACCCATCACTCCATACCGTGATGCTTGCGAAATTTTCTTTTTAAATTTTAAATCATCTTCGTCGATGTGCATGTATTCCTCCTTTCTATACTATTGTAGTTGTACTAGAAGTTGATACCCCATTAGGAGTAGCAAACTGTCCAATTGTCGTCTTCTGAGGTTCTCTCTCATAAAGAGCAACAATCTTTTTTAGTAATTTAGTTTCTACTTGTAGAGAAAAAAGTTCTATCTCTTTGATATGTTTCTCTAACTTTTTAATCTCTGCCTCTTTAGAAGCAGTGTCATCTGATTCTTGATGCCACCAACCTTCATATTTTTGTCTTTCTTTTGTTTCCGCAGCTAATTGTTCTTTAAGCTTTAGATATTCTTTTTTATATTTCATAGTTATCCTTTCGTAATACTATTTAATATAATATCCTATACTAAAATGTCAACCCCTATTGTGGTCTACCTTGACGGTGGTAAGGTTTATGTGATCTTTTCTTATGTTTATTTAATGATTTTGAGTGTCTTCTAGGACGTTTACGAGGCTTTGGTCTTGGTACAAAATTTGTAAACTTACGCTTTGCCATGCTCCCTTAACCAATTTTTTTCTTCATCTGTAAGTCGTATGTATCTAATTTTACCATTAACGTGTTGTTTAGTATCTGCTCCACAGTTTGTGCATCTATAAAATTCTGTTACAATTGCAACTAAGATAGATTCTTCTTCACATTGATGGCAATGACCTACCACAGTATCTATGTTTGAAAAATTAAAACTTAATTTTTTCATACTAGATCTCTTGCTGACCCAAGTATAGGTTTATATTTAGTTTTACCCTCTGATTTGTATGCATGTAAGAATGATGCTCTTGGTTGGTCCGGTATCCAACTACAATGTATCCAGCCCGAGTTAGGTTCGCCCGGAGTGTAGAATTCTAAGATCAATTGATCTGGTGTAAGATTAGATTTGATCCAATCAAAAAGTTCAGCGTTGTCTGTGCCTATTACTTCAAAGTCTGCGGCCTCAGCCTTGGCGTGCTGTGAATTTACAGAGCTGCCAATAGCAGTGCATAATTCTACGCTACGAAATCCGCTGGTCACCTTGACCCTGCCGAAGTGATCACGTACTGGCTGTAAAATATTTTCACACAATGCTTTTAATTTTTCTATTTGCTCTGCGTTAGGATTATTATTGATGCCTTTACGTATAGCAGTGTCGCTTTTAATAAGCTCTGAGAGAGTAAAGTTACGTGAAAGATTCATTTTAAATAAGTTGGCTATGAGGTAGCATTTGTTGTTTTATTTTTTTTCTATCATATGATTTTTTAGATTTTACCACACGTTGGTGATATCGTCTATCACTTAATTCTTTTGCAGCTTTATTCGATGATAAGTTTTTTAATTGATTTTGAGCCATCTATGTTATCCTCTAATTCTGCCTCACCCTTCCAACATTTATACATAATAGTTTCGCTGTATTGTCTCTCTGCCTGGCGCTTGCCACGTAAACATTGTGCCATACCATCAACCTGTAAACGCGCCTCTTTAATCTCGGCGTTTACAAACATAAGCAGGGCTACCACAGATTCTATCATTGTGAGTAACTTCCATTCTTGTAGCCAATCTCACGATTAGCATCTTTTAATTTTTCAATGTCAGCTAAAACTTTATCCATTTGTGTTCTTAAAAATTGTATGTTTACTTTGTTTAATGCCATGTCCTCGACATGTTTATTGATCTTGTCTGTAGTCTTATAAAGATCTTCGATCATCATAAATTGCTCGCTATCTGCAGGAAGCGAACCAAGTTGGCCCCGTGGCCATTTGATTCTAAACTCTGTATTCTCTTCAAGATCTTTCTCCATTATTTGTATACGAGTGTCTGCAACATTGAGACGTTCTATGATTTGGAAATATCCCATCGTGCCGAGTGCTACGATAATTATTAATGAAGCAACCGTTTTCATTGGCATTTGGACGGCTGCCTCTTCCGATATGTTGAGTGGTTTTTTATTGGACATGTGGTCCTCCACAAAAAGCCAAAATAACTAACATTACAATTAACAAACCTGTAAAATAATAATTCATCCTGGCTATCTCCATAAATTTATCCGTTTAGCCAATTATGTATTTTTTTAAATGGCCATGCAATAATATTCCATATCCACTTTACAATTTTTTTAATCATTTTTCTTCTCCTCTATCTCGTAAAAGAAATTGTCGGTGTCTTCTGTTTTCCAACTTTGAGTGTCTTCTACGTTCCAGTAATTAGTTTGAACCTTCCAATCAGGCACTTGGTCTTTTACCGTAAACGATGGTATATCCCAAATTAATCTGTTGTTAGGTTGTGCTGCGTAGTTGCCATCATTTAATGCAAGTACGTGAGCGCACTTATGTTCGTGCGGAATCTCTGAATGATCAGTGTCTAATATATTAGGCTCTGGGTGTGCAAAGTCAACAGTAAATAAATATCGACCCCAGTGCCATTTTTTATCTTTACCAATATATTTTCCAGATTGTGATTCTAAAATATCCCAACTAGTGACAGCAGGATAATAACTAAAAGAGTTCCAAAGCTGAAGTTCATCAAGTCGTCGTTGCGGTACGTCGGTAATTTTAAATCCCCTTTGAATAAAAGCTGTAATAGGTAGTCTATAAAAGATCGCGCCGTTTTCCATAATTGCGTGAAACAACAGTGCACGACCTGTAATACAAGTAACACCAAAGATAATACAGTCTTCAACTTCTCCATGATGTTTTTTAAGATCATATAAATACTCCCTTCGTATTTGTGCATACTCAACTGGTATGTTTGCGTTTAAATAAGCCATAATTAATCCTTGTCATAAATGTCTCCCCAAGTTTTACCAGACTCGTAATCAACTTTATTAGGGACTTCTAGACTAACGGCATTTTCCATAATTTCAATTATCTTTTTTGCCTTTGCATCTGACTCCACAGATAAATCTAACTCATCGTGTATTTGTATGTGTGCTAAAATTCCTTCTTTATATAATTCTAACATTGCTTTTTTAGTCATGTCGGCTGCGCTACCTTGAATTAATTTATTTAAAGCTTTGTATGTAAACGCTCTTCTTATCCCTGGTCCATGTTCCCTGAGTGCA